CTTTGGATCTACGTTAGGCGTAGCCTGGTTTGCTTGAGTTTCCACACCGAATACATCGGCATAGTCTTCAAGCCATTTTGATACAGACTCTTCAGTTGGGTCTATATCCTGTGGGATAAATGCAGCAATTTTGCCGTTTACCCCGCGACTAGCGAGGGCGTCTTTGATTGCTCTGTCTCTATTTTGTTTTGCAATAGAATCAAACTGAGCCTTTAGTTCAGCCAGTTCTTTTTCTTTTTGCTTGTTTGCTTTACGCAACTGTTTGACGAGATCGTTACCATCATTTGATGGTGTATCAAAGTCGTCTTCTTCGTAGTCGTAGTTGGACATAGGTCCATCTCCCTTATTTAGTAGTTGTCGCAGGCCTCATACAGTTTGGGGGACGCTGTATGGCTCCTACTGCCGGTCTTGATATCTCTCTAACGGGCCGGTAGTTCCGTTAGCAGGTCTAGAATGCGCCAGCTCTGTCGCGGGCTAATGCGCCACCAGTTGTTCCAGCCTGACCAGAGAATGATGCTTGCTCTAGTTGGCTCAACTTACGACGCTTGGTTGCTGCTTCTGCAGCACCTGGTACATTGAATACTTCTTGTTCTGCTGTTGCTTGTGTATATGCTCCAAGTCCTTGTTCTGAATAGATATCTCCAAGGAATGAAGCTCTAGGTAGAGTCTCAGCAACTGCTCTGTAACCTTGCTGTGCTTGGTCTTTAGTTACTCCATAACGAGCCAAGTACTCAGCATCAGTTACGTTAGTTGCTAGTCCAAGTTGAACAGCAGTAGAACCAATTTCAGCAGCAGTAATTCTGCGCTTTATTTGTGCAAGTCCTTGCTCTGGGTCTAAAGCATAAGCGAGTAAGTCGCCATTACTTATATCTGGGTAGAATGTCTTTAGTGCAATACCAACTTCTGGATTAGCATAAAGGATTCTATTTTGAGCAGTCGCAATACGATCTTCAAGTTCTGCTGCAGATACATCTCCAGCAATGAACTTCTCAAAACCTTTTTGTATAGGTATTCCAGTTGTTGGGTCGATGCTTTGTGCATAGTAAGAAGCAGGTAAACCATATCTACGCATTACATTTTGATACTGGTCTTCAAGACCTATGTATGTAGCCTCATCCAAAGCTGTAAGTCCTCTAGCTATTCTTTGAGTATTGGCAGCAAACCTATTCTTGTATGCGGGAGATTCGCGTAATCTAATAGTAAACTCAGAAGCTGGGACACCTTTTAGGATTAGTTCCTTTAGTGGTGTAACTAAGGCACTTAGGCCATATTTGCTAAACTCTTCATATAGCAAGTCATAGGCAGATTGGCGTTCTGCTTGCTTTTCCTGTTCAACAGTTCCTTTTTGAATAACCGCTGTAGTGCCGTCATCATACACAGCAATAACATTGCCAGTTTTAGGATCGGTGTAGGTATTTACAATAGTCTTTTGGGTAGTTCCCTTTTGAATAATCTCCGTAGTGCCATCGTCATATACCGCAATAGTATTTCCTTTTGCGTCTTTATATGTAGTTACAACTTTTTTCTCAGGCTTGACAGGAGTCCTAGGCATATTCAATTCTGCCAAAGTTTTTTCCATAGGCTTACCAGTGGCTTGCTCAATAGCGCTTGCCATTCTGCGGAATTCAAACTGCGTATAACTATCAATAGCCATTTTTACCCCTGGAATCCAAAGTCACGAAGGACTCTTAGTACGGAATCGGAAACTTCTGTACGAGCATTGTTTGTGTATTGCCAACGAGAGTCTTGACGTAAGGCTCTCTCAAAGTCATACAGGTTCATATCACCCTCTTTGCTAATACCCATACGAAGTGTTGGGTCTGTTAGCGAAATGGTATTTGGGTCTAGTTCTAGAACTGTAGCCATACGCTGTTTATAGGGTGAATAGATATTCTCAAGGTCGTAACCTTGACCAAGTAAATCTTTTACATAATCAGGTTGACCAATGGCAGCAAGTTTACGAACATCTTGTGCTATACGGTTGATATCTAGTTTACCTAAAGCCAACTGCTCAAGAGTACCTTCTGCGGTCATTGTTTGACCCATAGCATCTCTTGGTAAAATGTCTTGTATCTTGAATCCGTTTGCTTTAGCAATAGCCTGCAACTGTTGATAGTCTTGAAGAGCTTGCCCACCATAACCAATGGTTGCTCTTCCGCCAATCATTCCAGCAGTTGGGCGAATATACTGAACAAGTCTTTCAGTTAGAACTGCAGGGTCATTATCAAGATTGAAGATATAAAGGTCTTTAGCAAGTAACTTGGCTTGGTCATCAGGAATCTCTACGCCATTTAGTTCTCTTGCTTTAGCCTGAATATTACGGGTAATACGAGCAAGTTGTTGCTCATAATCGGTAGTTCCAGCAGCACGACCAGCCTTTACTAAATCATCATAGTTGAACTGTTGGACATAACGAGCTTTGATTTCAGCAGAGTTACTGCGATACCAAGGATCATTTTGAATCTCAAGCAAGAATTGCTTGTCAGTTAGTTTGTCATCAACATATCTCTTGAGTAAGGCGCCAAGGCTTGGCACATTCTTGAAGATAATATCCGGCATATTGTACTTAGACATTGCAGTTGCGATTGCATCTGCATAGCGCTCTTCTGAGGTGCGCTTATCTTTAGTACCTTTAGTACCTTTACCGCCAGTACCACTACTAACTATTTTGCCACCAGTACCGCCGCCAGTAATTCCACCAGTTGTACTACCTGTAGTGGTTTCTAAAGCAGGCTTACCTTCTACGAATTCAGCAGGAGTTGTTCTTCTCTCGCGTGCAGCGGATCTTCCTCTTTCAGCCGCTGATTGAGCTTGCGAGATTGGGGCAGCCAAAGTTGAAACTGGTGTAACTCTCTTTGTAGAACCAGACTTTTGATAAGCATTGTTTAGTTTTACTACTTCAGCATTTACTCTATCAGCAAGTGTTTGCGCTTCTTCGCTTGTCTTGTCTATAACAAGATCATATTGGCCTTTGAGACGCTCATAGTTAGACTGAATTTCAACAGATTCTTTTCTGCCCTGCTCCTGGCTAACCTCTTTTTCAAGTTTTGCCACTGCTTTACGGGCATTTGCAACTTCGTTCTGAAGAGTCTCGTATTTTGCTCTTGCCTCACTACGGCGCTTTGAGTTTTCATCTGGATTCTCAGCAATTTTACGAGCAACCTCAGCATCGCTGATTTTGTTTTGTAAGTTTGACTTCTCGCGTCGAAGTTGTGAGCGGAGGCGCTGTTCTTTTTGTCTAAGTTCTTTTTCTGTATCTGCCATTAGCGCAGACCTCCAAGTGATCTCATCAACAAGTCATAACCTTGTAGAGTCTTATTAGCTCGTGCTTCATCGCTATTAGATATTTCTTCAATAAAGAATTGAGTAGGAGTCATACCTCCGCCAGTAGTCTGGCGAAATGAACCATCTCCACTATAAGATGTAGTAGTATCAAATTCCCCTGCTGCTTCTTTAGCAATATACTTTCTAGCAAGTTTTTCTTTTGCTGCAGTTGGCAACTCTCTACCAAAGTACTCACGAGTGACTGCATCAACTTCATCAAATAATGCTTCAGGTGAGGATATAGTTCTAGAAGTAACAGTCTCTGCGCCACCTGCCCCACCTCTACCTTCTGAGGCAAGGTCATCAATAAAACTAAGTCTTTCGATTGGACCGGTAACTGCAACTAATTGGACGCGCTTCTTTTCTGCTTCAGTAAGGGCATCATATAAAGCATTATTGAACTTCTTAGATGTGTCACCTTTGTATAAACCAGCTCGTTTTAGTTGGTTTGCTATCTTCAGACGTGTCTCTTCAGGAGACTGTGCGATTGATTTCACAAAGTCTGTAAAGGTTACTTCTTCTGCCACTTTAGTCTCCTAGTAGTCTTCCGAACAGCAAGTTATACGCATTCATTGTGTTCTCGTTGAACTGAGATAGTTCTCTCAACCTAACGATAGTGCTTTCTTTTTCCCATTGAGCAAGAGTTGAACCACCGCTAACCAAACTTAGTTGGTCAGAAGTCTTCTTGTATTGATAGTAAAGATTAGTCATCTCACGTAACTTAGCTACAGTCTCTGGCGCTACCTTGTCAGCCGCACCGCTATCTAGCATAGACTTCAAATCATTGAGAGCATTGAGTCTTTCAACAGCCTTACGTCCACCTTGTGCAAGTTCTTCCTGAACTAATGGACGTCCAGCCTTGAATAGCGTTGCCCATTGAGTCCATTCAGACCTTAGTTGTTGACGTTCAAAATCTGTACCGACTTTTTCTAAAGAAGCCTCGTATTGGTTCTTTTGGTCATAATAAGTCTGCATATCAGCAGCAGTTTGTACTTCTCTTAGGAAGTCATCTACCTGCTTATTTTGACGAAGACCCATATCGGTCATTGTGCGGTAAGCATCCCAAGAATAACCAGCCTTATGTGGAATCAAGAAAGCCGCTGCTTGTTTATATTTTTTGAATAGGTCTTGGTTTTCTTCTACGAATTTACCAGACTCTTCGGCATATCTAAAGTATGCAACGGTTGAGCGATCTGATTCAGATACCGTAAATGGCATTTGGTCTGGGAATAAACGAACCCACTCTGCATAAGCATCATCTGGATTTCCTATTTTATCTTGAAGTCCATACCAGACTTGCTTGAATGATGCCTCACCATTGTCACGAACCCAGTCAGCCATATCGCTCTTGAGTTGAACTTGCGGTGATGCTGGTGCAACAAAACCATATACAACGCGAAGACCAAGAATACCAAGAGTAATATTCTTTACTCTGCGTCTATATTCTTCTAGTTCTCCAGCCTCAAAAGGAATGGGAACTTGATTACCTAATTCATCTGTTGCGTACTTTTGTTGTAAGCCATTACCTGATGCTTCAAGATAAGTAACTGCTTTACGCCAAGCGCTGGCATACTGACCATCTCGGTCATTTTGGTTCATTGCTGCATAAACACGGTTTACGTGTGCTGGCAAGAAGGCAGAAACCATAGGTTGACCTTCAGCATACTTACCAAGAGTTACACGGGTAATGGTATCTGCGGCACCTGGTGCAAATATACCTACAAGATTTGACACTACTTTGATAGATACACCAGATAACGGACCAGCAAGTGTAGGAACTACAGAATCTGAGTTCAAAGATGGGGTAATCATCTTGAGTTTTGCACCAAACTCGACAGGAAGTGGCGCCTTGAACTCTGCTGGTACACCTAAAGCTGTCATTGCAGTCTGAACTGCACGATAAACATATTGAACTCCAGGGTAAATGAAGTAATCTTCACCCTGATCGTCCTTCTGAACCCAACCTGAGTGGGTTACGCCTTCATAGGTAAGCGCTGCACGTGCTAATGATTCTGGGTTATAGCGTACTGCACGGTAAAAACGGCGATAAAAGTCTTCAGTTGCACGATAGAAACGAGCAAAGTTACGAATAGAGAATGCCATCTGACTTTGAACTGCTGGGTTGTCTACATATGCAAGTACTTGTAGACGCGCTCTATCTTCAGCAATCTCTGCTAATTTACGACGAGCAGCTAATTCAGCCTTTTCTATAGCCTTTGGTTCTGTAATGCCCTTTTTATATGAAGCAATGAAGGCATCTTCAAACTTTGTTTGACGGAATTGCTTACGAATCTTTATCATCTCAGCAAGAACCATAGGCTCTCTAGAGAATCGAGCGTTAGCGTTTCCTAACCAATCCCAACCCCACTCCATAATAGATGAGGCGTAGTTGTCTGAGTCAGATACTGGTATAAGTGATGGGCCAACAATGAATTCTGGCATATTGGCATCTACATTTGGTAGGTCGTCTAGGCTTAGATCTCCACTAATTCTAAATTCGCCAGTTGCCTCATCGATTGTTCTGACTTTATTTAGTAATTCGTTGTTTAGTTTGCCATCTCTCTTCACGAAAAGTTGTTTTGCTGCATCATAGATGCGTTGAGCGTGTTCTTGCTTAGAGATTCCGTTTTCTTCTAGACGGAAGGCAGCTACCAGATTAGCATTTTCTGGGTCATCTAACCATTGAAAAATCTTTGTAACTGCAGCGGCTTCGCCTGCTACGTCATCCGTTAGGTTTGCTACAGCAATAGCACCTAAACGGTCATTTGAATAGTAACCAATGCGCATCAGCCAAGCAACGAGAGTTGATTCATCTGCTGTGGTGGGTACCATTTCCTTGAAACGACCACCACGGGCGCGACGGAAGTTAGATGGAATAGTGTAACTCAACTCTGTTGAGCGAACTTTGTTCTTACGGGTAAAACTAATTGTGCGATTATATGAATCAATACCAGTGAAGGATTGCTTTCCACCTTCTACAACATCTGCAAGGGCATTATCTAAATCACCATAACGAATTTGCTCGGCAAGTAATTCTGAATCAGCCTTTGTAAGTTTAGATAGACCAGTCCTTTGATTGAACCTGGCTAACTTACCTTCATTTAGAGCAGTGGCAAGAATTTCACGAATCTTAGTTATATCGCCTTCAGCGGCTTCAACCATTGCGCCGTATCGCTTTGCTTCTTTACGATTTACAAAACGCATTACTCCACCAAGTGGATTAGCAGCAACCTTCTCCATACCGGAGAGTCCTTTTTCAACTTGGCGTGCTGTACGCAGACGTGTAGATAAAGCACGTCCCTGCACTAAGCCCCAAGGAGATTCACCGATAGCAAGGTGAACCATCAAATCTTCTGCTGCGTTACGAACTGCATAACGAGGACCAGCGAGTGTCAAGAAAGACCAAGCGGAGGTCATCTTTTCAACCCACTGAGATGAACCAACACCAAGCATTCTTTGAATTAGACCAGATCTAGCAGCAGCTCTGTCTAAATCACGAAGGCTTAGAGTTGAAATATAGTTTGAGTTATCTGAAAGAATAAGGGCTACAGATTCGCCATTAGGTAAAACAGATGGATTATATCCATCAGCATTACGGGCTGCGTGTATAGGTTTTACTCTGCCTGATAATTCATCAACAATCGTCTTACCCTCTTTGGTCACATTCAAACCACGAATCTCAGCGATTGTAGTCTGTAGACCACCAAAGATTTCTTTTCTCTTGCCTTGTCCTTGTGCCGCTTCAAAGGCTTCAGAGATTAGTTTGGATTCTCTTTGTGGTAAAACTAAACGCGCTAGTTGATAAACCTTTGTCTTAGCATCCTTTGACATAACATCAAACTGGTTATCTTCAAAGAATGGGATACGTTCAAATTTAGCCTTGAATCTATCTAGGCGCTTTTGAATCATAGCCGTTGAAAAACGAGCTACGCCTTTTGCTGACTCATTGCCAGTAACCTGTTCAACAATCTCTTTACGACCATTGATTAGTTTTTCAGCAATACCATCAGTAGTTGCCGCTCCACCAAAGAACAAGTCATCTACAAACTTAGAACCCATACGGTCTAAATTGAATACTTTATTAGCTGTAGTTACAGTAGTGATACGCGCTCTGCGTAGTGGGTCTAGCCTTGGAATCAAAACTCTTTTACGACCAATAGCGCCACTAAACATTTCATCTACTTGTTTAGCATTAGCGAAGAAAGCCTTAGCGGTAAGAGCATTTTCAACAGGAACATCTGCCTTTAGAAACGAATTTACTACCGCAGGTCCAAACTCAGGAGCCATAGCCTTTAGATTATTAGCTGCTGCAAGCATTTCGTTTGCATTGCCTGATGTTCTAGCGTCTTTTAGACGCTTTAGGTTGGCACCGTATTGATCCCAGAAATTTACAACTTGTGGATTGGCAAATACTTCATCAACTTTATTACCACCAACTACAACATCTACAGCGTACTTACTTACATCATAAAGACGTTTTGCTTTACCAGCAATAAGTGTTGGGTCTGTAAGGACTCTATAGGCAGCATCTGTAAAACCAGATATAGCGCGATATAAAAGACCAGAACCTTCAAGGCTACCTGGAAGTAATAAGTTTGCTAACTGACGACCTGGAGAATATTTGGCTGCTTGTACAGCATCTAGTGCATCTTGGAAGATACCAGCATCCATAGTGCCGTCTTGTAACTTTACGCCAACCTGTGCAGTTCTTGCTGCTTGCTTTTCTTCTTCAGAACCTGTAGCAATAATGTCTGATAACTTCTCGCCTTTTGCTACACGCATAGCAACGCTTACGGTTGCATTTCCAAATTTCTTTCGGGCATTATCAATTCGTACTTGATTGAATACTAAATCACCTTTATCATTTGCTTCATCCCAGGCAAAGCCAATCTCTCCACGAGATAATGGGATAGCAGCAGCGCGATAAGCGCGAGTAGTCAAGTCTGACAATTCTGTCATTACATTGATAGCGCCACCAATAGTGTAATGCCAAGCAGTACCTAGCCAACCACGGTTTGGCGCTGGCTCAGTTCCGGCAAAATTAGTTAGAGCCTTTTGCTGTTCTGGCGTTTTACTATTGAATGCTTGCTTTGCTGTATTCGCTGGAAGATTTGATAATTCTCTATGAGTCGCAATCGTCTTGCTTAGATCATTTATACGCTTACGCTCTTCGGGGGTCAAACCAGCAGCGGCTGCAGCCGCAGTAAGTTTGTCAGCCACTAATCACCTCGTGCTAAGGCTTGCTGGTAAAGAATTGTAATCTCTCCAGTTGTGTCAAAAGGAATCATCTTTGCTAGTGCATCTGAAGTTTTTTGATTCTGAGGCAAGTTATTTATGCCAAGAACTTCAGGACCTGCTCCTGGACCACGAGCTATACCGGTTGTTATCGGTTCATCTTTTCGCTCAGTTGGTGCATATAAAGGAGTTATTGGTGCTTGTGATGCGGCGGCTCTAACTTCAGAAGCTGGCATACCTCTAACACTTGCTGTTTTAGCAAGTTTAGCGCCTTGCTTTATTGCTTGAGTTTCTTTACCTTCACCGTATGAAGTTGAACCCATACGTAATTGGTCGTCTCTAACCGTAAATGGTCCTGGACCTGGGTAACCAGCTAGTGGATTCATAGGCGTTCTAGCCATTACCGTCCTCCATTGTCTCTAAATCTTCTGTAAATTGTTCCCAAGCCTCATTGACTTGGTTTTCTCTGATTGCGTTATATGTTGCTATTTCTAAAATCTCATCTGTTAGCGTATGAACTGCTGAAACTATATTATGAAAAAATCCTGCTAGTACTAAAAGAAAATCAGCGAGTCGGATAGGGCGTGGAACATAATCTTGTTTTCTTTTCACACCCTATCCTCTCGATAAGTTTATTACTTAGGCCTTCTTGCCCTTACGTCCGGCAGGGGCATATCCGAATTTCACTTCTCCGCCTTTTGGCTTTGATGTGTCCTTCTTACCTTCTGTTGGCTTCTGCATTGGAGCAGCAGCACGTCCACCTTTTTTCATTTAGCACCTCCTTCGGCTATGCTCAACCTGCGATTTGCGCGAGCAAACTTGCTATATCGGGACGAGGACCAGCAGCAGGGGCCGCACCAGTCGTCATTTCTGGAGTTGGCTGCGAGGCAGGAACTGGGGCCATACCTGCCGCTGGAACTTGTTGACCCATCATTTCTTCTGGGACTTCTGGAGCAAATACTTCATCAACTATTGTTTCGATTGCTTTGCCTTTTTGCCGGCCTTTGATAACTTCCGCAATTCGGGTAACGATTTGAGAAGGATCTTGACCTTGTGCCGCAAGCGCGGGGATAGCTTGAGCATACTGAGCCATAGCAACACGAAGAGAATCACGCATCTCTTCAATGTCCACACGTTGTTCTTCTTGGGTGACATTTAGCTCCATTGGTATTTCGCGTCTTACATAATCTCTTGAAACTAATTTATCGCTACGCATCTGTAGCAAAGCAATGATTGCACGGTTAGGGTCCATACCGGACATAATTCCGTAGCGTACATCTACTCCATATTCGCCAGCAATAGCCTTTGATGGGATGTACTTCATTGAGAATGGTGTGCCATCTTCGCTTCCGCGAATCTCTTTGGTCATACCACCGAAAATCTTTTCATCAACTTCAAAGCAAAGCGCTACAAGTTCTGTAAACAAACGAGCAAACTGTGCTTGAGCCGAGCGAATCTGTGTATCGAATCCAGCCTGTAGAGCCTGAACTCCACGACCAGTTACAACAGAAGCATCAAGATTACCGGAACGTACTTCTGGATATCTTGCACCTAAGCGTAATTCTCTTTCAAGAACACCGGACTCTGTAAATACTCCAGGAGGAAGTTCCAGCGGTACACGTCGAATCGCTTGTGGATTGGCAGAACGCATAATTGAATCCGGTCCAAGGGCCAGCTCTTGCACATCTTGCGGGATCGCAATGGGAGCTTGGATAGATTTTTCTGCCGCTTGGATTTGCAAAACAGCAAAACGGGCGCGAGCTAGTTGTACCGCTAGAACATCATCAAACTGACCACGTGCTTCGCCATCAATAGATGAGCGAACAGCAACAGAAGCCAGACATCTTCCGACTGGATTTTGAGTCTGCGATAAAATGAGGTTGTTGCGTTCTGGGATAAAAATAATATCTTGGTCTTTGTCGTGATAACGAACCAAGGTTACATATGGAGTATTGCTTGGCATACGGTTGAGCGGATAGCCAACATTGTTCTTGCCAAGAATCTCATTATAGAACTCAGGGTATTGAGCGGCTAAGGATTCAGCATCGCTTTCTACAATCTGAGTCAAAGAAATCGTGCGACCAAATCTGTCAATCTCTGGGTATACACCAAATGGATTTAGCAAGCGGATGCGTGGATTGTTATTTGTGTAATCCATCTCAACGATTGCTGGCAACATACCGTAGGTATTGAACCAGTCAGCACCGGTGTACATCTGAATCTGTAGGTCTGAACCTGAAACGTAATAGTTTGCAATGCGGGTTCTAGTATCAGCGGCTTTGCGTGCTGAATCTGAAACCATATTGGTAGCAGAACATTCAAAGGAAGGTAGTGGTGCCATTGCTTCTGCAAGGTCACGAGCAGCAACGTCAATGAAGTTAGCGACTAGAGGTTTCGGATATTCTTCCGTGAACATAGCAGGGTAGACCTTGGAGATATCTCCTTGGCGTACAGAAAGTACGCTACGCATACGCTGGTCGCGTGCTGCGTACTTGGTCTTGAGTCTGTCGACTTTAGCGACGACTTCTTTGGCTGATAACACTTAGCCTCCCTAAATGAACTGACGTTCCTTGTCCTGCAGTAGTTGGTCGATATTGACCACAACTTGTCGCCTTCGCTCATTATGATTGAGGAAGGGGTTATTCATATGTGTCTTTTGATTGATTCCTACGTTTAGCATTTCTCTGGCGCGAATCTCGCAGAACCAAAGAGCCATAACCATATCGGTCTTACCTTTGGTCGTTGGGGACCAAGTAATAAGCTGCTCGATAATACTCTTGATATTTTCTGTCTGATCTGATGGAAGATGAATCAGATTATCTCTGTGGTGCTTTCCATCGGCTTGCTTAGTTCCAAACAAGGTGGACATAGAAGCCACACCGAACCCTGCATCCCATTTGTTATTGCCAGTATGGTGTTCTCTAAGAACTGTACCTTTAGATGCTAGGAAGTTTCTAATACCTTCATCCTGCGTCAAGAAGGACTGGAAAGCGTTTCGTTCAACTATCCACTCAGACGGCGCGTAGACGTTGGTCCAATCCGTGATAAGTTGTCTAATCTGAGCAGGTGTTGGACGCGTAATCTTGATAGCATCCACGATATATCTCTTATGACTAACGCGGTCAATAGCGTAACAGACAGCGGCAGTATCACCGACCATTGCAGGATCGAGGCCACAGATAAAGCTAAAGCCGTTGAGGTCACGAGGATGTCCAGGAGATCCTGGGCTAAGGCGACCCGCCTTGCGCATTCCGTCAATGCTACCCTTGACGCATACTGGGTCAAAGATGGCGTCATCTGAAATATCTTGCTGCTGATAGATAAGCGCCCACGTGGACGCATCCATCGCTTGTCGCTCCGCGAAAAGGTGCTTTCCATTCCAGCGGGGGTAAAGTCCTTCTTCTGTCTTATGCTCATCTGTCTGCCCATCGAACGGTTGGTCTGAGTAGGGCCAGAGTGTAACCCACTTTTCTGGATCTTCGTGGGTTTCGAGAAGGGCTGGCATTGCTAGATACGTCCAAGGGACAACGCCACCTGGGTATCTATCTGGGTTTCGTAATTCTTTATATAGGTCTACAGCAGCTACGCGGGTACCTACAACGATAAGTTTACCGGTAGGGTTTAGACGAGATCGTACATCTTGCTGTAGCCACTTGATTTGCTTTTCAAAGTCATTGGCATTAGATAGGGTAACTGCGTCATCTATGATAATCATATCTGCACGCTTACCGTAAATCTGACCACCGATACCTACGGCTTCTAGGTTCGGGTCCTTCTCAGAAGATTCTCTAAGCTCATCACCGAAGGTGACGCGGGTGGCCTGCCAAGAGGCCGACTTGGTATTGAAGCCGATTCCTGCGGCATAGGCCTGCTGGAGTTCCTCATACATCGGGTGAGTCAAGCGCTGCTTGATAGCGTATAAAAAGTCTGCGGCAAGTCGCTGGGTTTGAGAAACTATCAGAACTCTGAAGTTCGGGTTATTAACAATCTTGTAGGTGACATAGTCAACGGTTACTGTGATGGACTTGGCGTGGTTAGGCGGGATATTTAGAAGGATGCGGTTTTCAGCCAAGCCGCGTTCAAACTTCATCGACGGATGGAACCAGGATGGGTCGCGTCCTTCGATTACATCTATCAGATTCTTCTGATGACCGAAGGTATCTTGGTGGAGGTACTTCTTTCGCCAGGTGACGAAGTCTAAATCCCTAGCTGAGGCTTCCGTAAAATTCTTCTCTAAAGACCCTAGCCTAGTTCTGTCAAGTAAGTTCTTAAAGGCCGGATCTGAGCGGCGGTAATACTCATAGGTCTTGATAGATTTACCTGCAGCTTTGCAGGCTTCCTCAATAGTCTCCCCTTGGGCAACGAGCTGGAGGATAATCTGTTTAGCCTTATCAGCCCGTTCAATGTTTTTCAAATTCTGTGGCAAGGGGCGTAATCCTTTTTATCATCGGGATGAGGAATTGGATCTACCAGCGGATAGATAGACCTCACCCCACTAAAAGTGGTGGGAACCACCACACTCGGGCTTGAGCGCCCGAGGCGACCACAGGAGCCGAGGGGTAAGTCGGTTACTGTAACTAGGGGCGCTTAGAGCGCCCACCGTAGGCGCCATAGGCGCCTCTGGTCGCAAATGCTAAGGGGCGCTCGCATTTGCTCCCTATACTGTACTAAGGCAGAAAAAATAACGCATTTCCCGTTTTTACAGAAAAAATCTTTGTTTTTGTTACCAACGTCACATACATAATATATCAAATCGGACATATCAGACAGTGTGTGAGTTAGTGCAAATATTTTGTTGGGGAGTATACACACACCCCACCGCAGATTTAGCAACGTGGGGTCTTTGTCCCGCTCTGTCCGGCTTTATCCGGTCTGTCCGGTCTGTCCGTATTGCCTGATTCCCGTAAAGAATTGGAGGGCAGACTCCACCTCCGGCACTCCCTCGCCCCTATCCCTAACCCTGAACAAATAAACAACCGACCCAACCTGACTTGACCTGACCGACCCGACCAACTCTGACCCGTGCTGAAGCTCTCAGATAATTCTCAAAAAGATCTCAAGTTACCAGGCAGTAATAAAGTTGTGGATAAGTCAGGGGAAGCTGTGGATAACTTCGTTATCAAATCGTTATACAGCTTTTTGGTGTTCTGCCTTGTTTACTAGGGGAGACGCACCTATACTTCTGCCTATCGGCAACAATGTCGAACGAACCGAGAAGGGGCAACAAAGAAATGACACGCAAAGATTATGAACTGATAGCACGAGTCATTGACCGCGCAAAGTTCAACAATATTGACCAACTCGCTAGAGACTTGGCGACTGAACTAGAGAAAGAAAACCCACGCTTTGACCGCGCTCGATTTCTCTCCGCTTGTGGGGTGAAATAATGACCACTCTTCATCTAGGCGACTGCGCAAATAGTTGCGCCACTTGTGCTGATAACTATCATTCCAACTTCATTGGAACAAACTGCGACACCTGCCACGAGTATATCTTGGAAGATGAGACGGCAACCTGCCAACTATGCGGTGGCGAAATCAAGGACATCAACACCGCCGGAGTTGTCCTACCTTGGGGCGACACCTGCCAAACCTGCCTAACTGAAATCTACGGGGAGAAAAAATGAAAAGAGAACTTAGCAAGAGCCAACAGATAGAACTCGGACGCGAACTAGGAGAGGAGATAGGCGCGACATCACTAGACCGCGCCCTATCGGTGCTTATTGAGTGGGGCATTATTGAGGCAGACCTCGCCTCTGAAATTATGGGCGAGAAGGTGGGCGCATAATGAACCGAGCAAAGGTCGAGGCAGTTCTAGCGCAGTTGCGCCAATGGCACGAGCATAACGCGGCCGAGTGTAGGCGAGAGGGAGAGGAGGAGGCGCGAGCTTTTCACTTGGAAGCAGCTGAAGCCCTAAAAAAGATCGGTGCGTGAGGTGCTTGCCTTTCCTCTAGGGGAGATATACCCTAGAGGGAGGGGAGGAACTTCCTCCAATAAAGAAAGGGAAAAGATGAACAGTAAAGAGGTTATTAAGTATCTTGAAATAGTAATGGCTAGTTTTGACCCTAAAACCGCACCGCGTTTTGATAAAGATAAAATTGAGGGAGAGCGCAACAAGGCAAGAGAGGCTCTAACAGTAGCCATAAATAATCTAAAGGTGGGCGCATAATGAGCGAACTAGATACAAGAAAGGTAATTGCTGAGCAGTTCGCCGAAGAGTGGTTGCTGGTCGCTATGAACGACCACGACACTTACCGCGAACTTATGAGAGAGGCAGGAGAGGGCGACACGATAACCCTTGCTGATAAGTTGCGTGATGAGTGGGAACAATTAGCCGAGCAAGTGACGGAACTAGTGGCGGAGAAGATTAGCCCTACCGCTTCACTCTTTATCGGTCAATGGCTACAAGGTCAAGGGCAACTACCTTTTGACCTGATAGCGCGAGAGGTTATGGCTCGCAAGGAAGAGGTGACCGCGTGAAGCTAACGAGAAAGGGAAAGATAGTGCTAGGCGTAGTTCTGGCGGTGCTGATTTATCTAGTCGCCACCCGTCTATGGTGGGTGGGAGACGGCTTTTGTTTTGATGTAATGGAGAAGTGCTTACCAATGGAAGGGGAAGGGAAATGAAAATAGTATCGGCAGGGCAGGAAGAAACCCGCGCTTACACTAAGCGTTATCGTATAGAAGAGGGCGGGATAAATTATGCGGTAGTCGTATCGTGGAATGAGTATTACGGATATGAGACATATTGGTATGAGGGAAATAACATAGTGCCAACCCCGCAGTCTATCCAAGAAGCCGCAGATCGTGAAGAGATTCCGGTTGGTTGGCTCATTGAGCTAGAAGAGGAGAAAGCTAATGCCTAAAGTATGGAAGTGCGCTAATTGTGGCGGGCTATTGGAGAGGTTGATAGACGGCGAGGAGTGGATAACCCCAGACGGGGCTATCTTCTGCTCTGTTACTGATGAGATACACGCAAGGGAGATAGTCAATGCCTAAATGCGGATCGTGCGGTTGGAGCTTTTCAGAGAGAACGCTGGCCAAGCACGCTGAGACGGCGTGCGGTGAGGAAGATAGCAAGGCAGGGGCGAAGCCCTATGCGCCTGAAATAGATGACATCATCAGACAAATAGAAGAAGGAGAAGGGAAGGATTATGAGCAAGCCAACTAAGGAATACTACAAGGCAAAGGCAGAACTCTGCCAAAAGACAGCTATCAAACAGATATTAGAGGGCAATAGCGGCGAGGGTGCTAAGAACCTGATTCGTATGATGAACGCTATGAGTGAAATCAACGCAATAGATTACAAGAGGGAGAGGGCAAATGAAAACCATTGACATATTGACGGCACTAGATAGAACACTAGAGCCTAAGTTTAGGGAATACGCAACCAATAAAACCAAAGTGCGTGTCACTTTCCTAAGTGGAAGGAATAAGTGGGGTTGGGTTCATAGCTACGAGGGAAAGTGGTGGCTAACTAGAGGGAATCGCGTCGGGTTCTCCCTTGATACCGCCATAAAAATTGAACCAATAAAAGGAGAAAGCAAGTGAAACTAACGAAGTTCTATGAAGTGATGGACGCTGAATCCGATATCTTATGGGGAGGGGAGAGCGCATACGAGGCGGTGGAGTGGTTTAGAAGGACGCCCAATGCCAAAGTCCAGGTATCGGTATGGAATACAGAGAGCGAGGAGGACTATCGCTTGGTGGATAGTCCTATCAGGGTAGAAGATCTGATTACAGCTACCCTTTTACAGAAACCCTTTGACCCAAAGAACGATACAAAGAGAAGGTTTTGGGTGGTGAGATGATACTTATAGGGGTGATAGCGGTATGCTTGCTGGCTTACCTACTGATCTGCTTGGAGGATAAACTAAATGGGCGCGGTTGAGAGAAGAATAGATACCGCAACTAGGCACGCCGTAAGGCAACGCAACTACCGAAGGGTGAGAGACCGAGCTTTGACTAGGTTAGCCAACCTCTACCCAAACCTATACAAAGAACTCTTAGAGGAAGAGAGGGCGAAAGATGAGGCTGAGGGCAAAGTTTGGCTTGATATTGGTGGGCGTACTAACGCTGGTGTGGATAAAACCTCACCCAACAGGAACTCCAAAGCTCCCAAACGATCTCGTTATCGAATCAAGGCACGCAACTTGGGAAGAAAAAAATGACAACAGAAGAATCGCCAAGGCTTACGCTTCTGCGGGGTGGGGGTGGAGAGGAAGAGAGTGGTTCTGCCTCCACGATTTATGGACCAGTGAGAGCAGGTTTGACCACACCGCAACCAACCAACAAGGTAGTTCAGCTTTCGGAATCGCTCAACTTCTTGGAGAGAGAAGTCCAAACCCTAGAATCCAGATTCTACGAGGTCTGCGTTACATTGAATCTCGTTATGGGACTCCTTGTCGAGCGAAAGCTCATTGGGACAAGTATAGATTTTACTGAGGAGGAAGAGTGCTAACAGGCGTATCACTATTCGCTGGTGTCGGCGGCTTTGACCTAGCTATGGAACGCAACGGGGTAAAGGTTGTAGCCACAGTTGAGATAGATAAGAAGTGTAATGAAGTGTTAGCGAAACAGTTTCCTAACGCTAAACAATTTACTGATGTAAAGACAGTCACAGGAAAGGAACTAATAGATGTCGGATTCAATCCAGCAAATGGAATTATTACCGGAGGATTCCCCTGCCAAGATCTCAGCGTGGCTGGAAAACGCGCTGGTCTTGCTGGCGAAAGAAGCGGGTTATTCTGGGAGATTAGAAGACTTGTGGAAGAGACGCAAGCAGAGTGGTTCATCCTCGAAAATGTCCCTGGTTTATTATCCTCTAATGGAGGGAAGGACTTTGGAATCGTTCTCGGGGAGATGGCCGACCTCGGGTATAGTATCGGGTGGCGAGTGCTTGATGCTCAGTACTTTGGAGTACCCCAGCGAAGGCGCAGAGTCTTCATCGTTGGCAACCGTTCTGGAAACCCAGAACGTATCCTCAAAGTATTATTTGAGCGCAAAGGCGTGCGAAGGAATACTACGCAGGACCAACAGGCGAGGCAAGAGTTTGCCGGAAGCATTGAATAATGCTTTGGTTCAACAAGTCGCGCAGGGCGCAAACTGAAACTGACTTTGAGACTTGGGTGGAAGGTGGAGTTGTGCCAACGCTAAATGCTTTTGATAATGGAGATGTAAGGGCTACAACAATAGTATTTCACCCTCACAGAACTGATGGTGTAAGACTACAAGGTGAAACCATAAATACTTTGACAGCTTTTATGGGTACAGGAGGATTGAATACGCCAATGGTAGCAAGTATTCAGAACACAGTTATAGGTAGGTCAGACACCGCTGGGCCACAAGGCAAGGGCTACTCAGAAGAAGGAGAGCCTATGTTTACTATAGATACTACAAGCCCTCACGCAGTAGTTAGTGATTCTTCAGTAAGAAGACTTACACCTACCGAGTGTGAAAGGTTACAAGGATTTCCTGATGGATGGACAGAGGGACAGAGCGACACTCACAGATATAAACAAATGGGTAATGCCGTAGCTGTGCCTGTTGTAGAGTGGCTAGTATCTGGTATAGTTGAGAATTGCTAGGGATTTCATACCTTTTCACCTAGTAATAATAACCCCGCAGGTCAAGAGTGCTAACTGCGGGGTTATTTATTTATCTGTCGAATAGAATCCGTTGCCCTTGAAGTGGATGGAAGGAGAGATCCACTTGCGAGATAGGGTGGTCCCGCATTGAGGGGTAGGGCAGTCGTATTCCACTTCGATCTCGTGGATACTGCGGATAACGGAGAGGATATTGCCGCAGTTTGGACATTCATATTCATACTTCATAGTGGTAAACCATAATCTAAATGAAGGAATCCAACGAGCTTCATAATCTTTCTAGTGTCAGTAAACTCAGTAGTCGCTGGCATTCTACGCTCAGTCCAGGTTGGTTCAGGCACTCTTGATAAATCAAAACCCCATATACCTTGCGGTGTGGAGTTGATGTAGTACGGAGTCAATGGTCCAGCTTGGTTGATTAGCCTGCGATACTTCATCTCTTCTATCAGCAGGTCAGGGTAGTGGGTATGCCTACACTTTAACTCTATATATAAACCTTTACCTATTGTAGTACAGTCAAAGGAATCGTAAGACCCTTCACTCTTCTCTAAATCGGGGAAGTGTTTGTCTTTTAGGTAGTCGAATAACTCTTGTTCTTTCATACCCACACACCTGGTTTGACTAGTTCAAGATATGTTATGGCATTTTTCAGTAAACCTATATCATCTTTTAGATTACCAATTCCAGAGTTACAAGAGGTACACAGTAGGCCACGCAGACATTTACCACAGGACATTTCTCCAGGGCAACAAGAGTGGTCGTGGTCTATAGCTAGATTCTTGTTAAAATTTTTACCCAAACATATAGCACAAGATCCATTTTGTTCTTCTAATTTTCTAGCATATGCTTCTAAAGTAATCTTATGACGTTTGCGTAAATCATATCTTCTATACTTATCGGGATTATTTACTCTATCTATCTTTCTAGATGCGGCCCTTCTAGCTTTCAGCTTAGAATCTTTTCTACTTCTCTCGTTGTAACAACTCTTACATTCATAATAATAATATCTTTTATCTCTAGCCAATCTATTTCTAAAGGAAGAAAGTGTTTGTTCAACTAAACAGATGCGGCAGGTTCGCATTAGTTATACGGACTCTCTCCGCCGATATTATTCTGTAGTTTGCGAAGAGAATTATTGACTCTTCTATCGGCAGTAGATACAGCACACTCTAAGTATTCAGCTATATGTTGAAGCGTTACATTCTCATAATAGCGAAGGCTAAGAATCTCTTGGTCTTCCTTATCTAACTTCTGATAAGCCTTCTTTATATCTACAAGGGTAGCCAATAAGTTGCCCCCTTCAGCAGGAGCAGACTGCTTGCGCGGTTGGCCATCATTGAGTAGGACTTGGCTCTGCTCTAATGCAGTATCTAAAGCAACAGACTTGATGACAAAGGGTAATAGTTGAGCGATAGTAGTAGTGTCATAGAAGGCTTCATCGGCAGTCTTATAGCCAGACTTATTAGCCTTCTCTTTACGAGCATAACGTTCAGCGTGGCGCTTCATCTGCCAGGCTATACGCCTTTCATTAGCCATCCTTCTAAGCGCATTCTCTTCATTGAGTTGCTCAACAAGTGAAGCATTTCTAGAAGTAGCCCAGAGATAACACTCTTGAAGTACATCTTCCTTCTCTACATAACCTCTATACCTACGATAGATGGCAGTTGCTACACCTGGCGCTATCTCAGTAAGGGTTGGATGTAGCTCAGTCATTGAAGTTCTTTCTCAATAATCTGAATGGTTGGACAGGGGTAAAACTTTTTATCGTGTCTACATTGTTGAGGTGTGATGTTGCCTTCAGGTGTGTGTAACTTGACGATTTCAAGTAAGGCTCCATCAGTCTTAGCAAGTAGTTCAGTGTGTGTCATCCGGTAGTTCAGGCCAGTTCTTATCAAGAACCATAATTGCTATGGCGCTGTAGTTGAGTAGGTCTACAAAGGAATCTCTAAGTGATTCATTAGATGGCTTGACGCCACTATCAAGTAGGTTATTTATCCTTGCTACCTTGTCCCACATACGAACACGTAGTCCATTGAGTGGGCCACCAGGTGAGCGAGCCACGTTTAGGGGTCCATAATCTTTATGCTTTCGTAACAAAAGAGTTCCTGCGGTATCAAATACCCGCCACATATCTTCTACAAACTTATCATCTATCTTCTTATTGGCATTGGTTTGCAGGTTATTGTCCCACTCTTGTAATCTATCGAGACTATTATCATCCCCATATCCGTCAATAATACTGCTGCCTCTTGAAGATCCTTTTTCTTGCTCACTCACTTTGCTCCCCCTACTAGGTTGGCTAATTGTTCTCTACCCTCTGCCAGGTAAAAGTCCGTTATGTCCATACCTGGTGGTAATTGTACTATTTGTGAGTTTAGTACCTCACTTGCGACACGCCGAGCAAAGTCTGCTCCAGGATTAGTGTCTTTATCTTCTCTTGTGTCGTTATCTCCGATGACATAGATGACATCAAAGCCAGTAAATAACTTGGCATAGAAAGGTTTCCAAGCTGCTACTCCTGGTACACCAACAGCAGGAATACCTATCTCATTCATAACGATTGAATCAAACTCACCCTCGCAAATAACTATACGATAACTATTCTCCATTGTGGCTGTGACATTGTAGAGATGGCTCTTCTGACCTATCGGTGCGCCATACTTAGGCTTGCCTTCATCAAGTCTTCGGAACTTAAAGCCAACACACATATCTAAAGCTGTAAAATATGGAATAGATATCCAACCTTCATAACCTTGATGGCCTTCTATTGGATCTGTAATAACTCCAAGCCTGTACTTTGCAGCAGCAGCCTCAGATATTCCACGTCCTTCTAGATATGCTAGAGCCTCTGCGCTTATGCTTTGACTGTACCTTTCCGCCGCCTCGTTCAACGATTTCGACTGCGTAGTTGAGAGCATCCTTAAACCCCATCTCCTCGTTCGCCATTACTACATCTACTGCTGAACCACCCTTACCGCAAGTGTGACAGTAATATAAATTGTTATATGTATCTATCACTGCGCTACGCCTAGAGTCATCGTGCATACAACACTTGACTGATAGGTTTGAACCATACTTCACTTCACCAGCGTAATGCTGGACTATCAAGTCTATGGGGATTGCGTTTGCATCAGAGGCGCCTTTGCGTTTCGACTTACGAACCACCCTGGACCAGTCTTGTGCTGGCATCCACAATCTCCTTTGCAGTAGCCGTGAAGTTCTTCAGCTTTATCGTAGCTGCCTCGGAGATTAAAGTCTCCAGCAACTTGACATTCATTGCAGATCATCTTCTCGCTCTTCTTCTTGTTTTTCTACTTCGCTTGGATCCTCCGGTAGTGGAGGTTCTGCTTGTGGATTCATCATCTCGCTTGTTGTTATTTGTCCCTGTGGTACTGGCATCTATCCACTCCTTTAGTGGTTGTATCACCCAAGCATCTTCAACAGATGCGTTCCTTCTCTTGACTATGACAAAGGCCGGAGGCTCGACGGAAAGACCTCTAGCCTTTGCATAGTTGGCTGCCTCAGTCTGAGCTTCCGCCCAGAACTGTGGAAGATTCATAGCCTTGCGATTCTTGCATTCCAAAATATAGGTCTGACCTGCGATTATGGTAACAATGTCACCTTCATCATTGGCTCCTGCCTTAGCAAGACGTTCAGCAAAGTGACCAAGTGAGCGGATGTATTTCATTACATCGGACTCAAACTTAGTTCCCTTTTGTTTATTGTAACTACTCATACACTCCTTGGGTTTGAGTTCAATATCATACGACCATAAGAGTCAGAGTCTCCTATCTGACAAGCCGAATAGTTTGTAAACAAACCTATGTAATCTCCTCCGTCAGCGGTATGCCTACCGAATCTATTTTTTACTGCTGCAACTCTGAGTGTATTTGCATACGGATCATACCCAAGAGTTAGTATTAAAGCTGGTAACTGACTCACCTTTCCGTGGATTGATCTACGTGCTGGTGGTTCAAAGGTAGTTCCATATTCAGTTTGCTCTGATACGTGATGTAGCACCATCACACAGGCTTCGGTTTTCCTAGCCATATCGTGTAGCTCTACCATAATTGCTCTAAGTCCTGCCCATTCATTATCAGTCTCAGCAACTACATTCATCAGGTTATCTATAACTATTAACTTAGGCGCTACACCGAAGAGTTCTATGTAAGCCTTGACCTCTGCTTCAATGTCATCAAGTGATGGACTTGAATCAAAGACCCATTGGATATGGCCCATCATCTCTAAGTCTTTTTCATAATGAGATGGGTTAGCCCTGATGTTGTTCTCAACAGTCACTTGTGTATGACCTGATAGATGTGCTGCTGCCCTAATCATTACAGTAGCTGTATCAGTGTCAGCCGAAAAGAAAAGAGTTGGTACCTGAGCCTTGATTGCATATATCAAAGCAAACATAGACTTTCCGACGTTAGGTGCAGCGGCAACCATACACACTTGACCGCGCCGGAAAGTTATGTCCTTACTCTTTAGATCTTTCCAGACCAAAGGTAAAGGTTCAGCGTTACTGTGCGAACTATGCCAAGCTCTATCTAATCTAAGCACAGTCCTCTCGTTTCTCTATTGGTATTTTTAGTTTTCTTTTACCACGGATTTTCTTTCTTTCGGCAGCGGTTAATCCACCCCATACTCCGTGTCGTTCATAGGTAATACCCCATTCAGCGCATTCAAGTCTATGGGTACATAAAGAACATAGTTCTTTTGCCAAACGTAATCCTCTTGGATTACCTCTCTGCTTCTCTGGGAACCAGAGATCTCCGTCGACCTGCGCACATAGCGGAGCCTCGTATTGACGTGGCTCACGCATAGAGTCATCTAACCCAGATAGTGTCGCACTTGTCCGTTGCTCCCTTTGGAGCAGCGCACATATATCCTTTCCAAGGTCCCTTGGCTCCGACGCCTTCTCTAAAGCTCATTGTTCCGTGCTTGCAACCTGGCGTCTCACCTTGTGGTGCCGCTGGTGCTGATGATCGTGGAACGAAATTATTTCGTACGGGCGCAGCAGAAGCAGCGCCTCCGAAAGATTGGCTAACGCTTCCAATGAGGGTGGAAAAGTCTTGCGCTGCAGTTAGCAACGCTTCTAGTTCCTCCTTGCTGGATGCGTATAGATTGATAAGAGTTCCATCGGGTGATTTGAAGTTCACCTGGAACTTAGTTGATTCCGGTGCAGCCATTATTTGTTTCCTCCAGTTTGTTTGACTGTTACTCTGATTGTTTCTTTTCCTTCTTTGCCAGGAAGATAGCCAAGTTTTTCCTTGACTTCATCCTTGTCCACAATGAAAGAACCTTTCACTGCAGATGTCTGAACTTGGATGCCAGACTTGGTGATACCGAGTAATCCAGTAAGCCCATCCCTAAGAGCGTCCTTTCGTTCGGATAACTCCTTTATCTTGGCATCCAGTTGCAGATACTCCAAAGCAGATTTATCCGCTTCAGAATCTTCTATCACTGGTAATTCAGTTTTTGTAAGTCCTTTTTTTAGACCAACGCATCCCATCTCGCCAGAGGCGTCATAGTATTTGCAATAAAATTTACAATAGCTCTCGTCCCTTTCAGGATCAGGAGCCGTGTCCGATAACTTTATCGCTTCTAACCAGTTGAGCGCCTCTAGCGCAATGGACTCGTCATAGTCTTCGGTATGTACAAGTACATCCCTCTCATCACCATCACGAGGTATGGCTACTAAACTGACAGTCTGAACCTTCCCCAATCCAGACTTATCAATCAAATATCCATACACCTGTACCTGCCAGCGTTGCTGCTGGCTAGGAAAGTAAGATAGGTTCTTAGCCTTTACTGTCTTCCAATCTACGACAGCGCCAATAGATGGAATGAAGCAATCTACGTGAGCCTTCATCCCGTTGTGTTCAACGGTCTGCTCAAGTAACACATCCTTGTTGCTCGATAGAGCGTTCTCAATAGCACCGTGAATAGCGGTACCCATAATCGCTGCGAGCTTTAGTTCATTGTCATTGGTTTCAGGTTGGTTATTCAAGCGATACCAAACCTTACGACGGCAACCACCCAATTCTGATGGGCCAATCTGTACCTGTGTACTTCTGCTTCGCCTGTTCTCAACATCGTGCAGAGCCTTGACTAGCAATTCTTTTATATCAATCATTCGGGAAGTACTCTCCTGTATTCCAATAGACTATCGTTATTCTAAAGAATATCAGACCTATCTGACAAATCTTCGCAATGACATCATCGGGAGTATCTCCACATTCTTCGTAATAGTCAAGACCCAAAGACCAGTTATAGACATAACTGCGACTTGTCGTAACCGACAATCGCTTGAAGTCTTTTCTCACCTGCGCTCCCTCTCTTGAGAAACCAACTGTATAGGTGGATTGGTATTGACATCAAGCACCGACGCGATTTCAATAGCTTTCTTGGCGTGTTGCTCTGGCTTTAGAGCAAGGCTAGAAGCATTGATACCACTAAGGTAACCAAGAGCAAACTGCCCACCAGAGCCAAGACCGTAGACACCGAGTTTGTTCTGGATGAACGAGAGGTCGACCGCAACGTGGAAGAGATTGCCAGCAAACGCAATAAGGTAATCGAATCCTGCTTCTTTTTCTTTTGTCGCTTCATACGGATCATATCCATTCTCTTTGAAGGCGCGTAATATGGACGGCAAGACTTTCTTTCCCATCCACTGCACTGGGTCTGAGCTTTTATATATCGGCGGAGTCCAGTTATAGGCAAGGATATCTCCAGGCCTAGAGTCGCCTACGATACCCAGCAAGTACTTACCAACGGAGACTATCTTCGGAGTAGCTGTGCTTATCGTCCTAAGATTATCTTCAGTTACTTGGCTATCCGCTGCTAATATACAGCGGTCCTCTAGTTGTAAACCAATTAGCGTTGTCATAGTTGGAAAATCTTATACCTCCTACGGCGTGTCGCTTCTGCGACACTCCCATCGGTTATTAAAATATGAGCGATAGCGAATAAGCAGTAGGCGCCAGCTATCGACGGCGCCGTACGGTGGCGGCGCTGAAAGCGCCGAGGCGACTGACCACAGGAAGGAGCCGTCCAGAGCAATGCGGTTCCGTCTACGTATCCTGTCGAAAAACAGTATACCAATCCAAGCTACAGATTTGCGGTCATTAGGACCGACGCATCAATGCGTCTGCGGATCTACAGTATTTAATTGCTTTGTTCAGTTTGAAGATTACGATATCTGCTGGTGGGCTTTAGATGCCCAATGTGCAAGCTGTGGGAACCTTGTAAAAGTACCTTGTCCTATCGATAAACCAGAGTAAACAAAAGTAAATGGGGTGGGAGTTCAGCCCCGCAAATTATTTCCCTAGGCAATCACCTTACCCCCCTGCTGAAAAC